GCTGGCGCTGCTGCAACAAATCTAGGATTAGGGACAGGTGATTCTCCTACGTTTGCTGGGCTGACGGTTGATACTGATACACTGCATGTTGATAGCGCAAACAATCGGGTTGGGATTGGAACGGCAAGTCCAGACACACTTACTTTGCATGTTCAAAATGGGGCTGTTTCTGGCGCTCCATCTCCTAATACAAATTGCGATGTATATATAGAAGGTACAACTGATACAGGTATTCAGTTTACCTCAGGCACTCAAACGCAACTTCGTTTTGGAGATGCCGCATCTACTGCTGCGGGGTCAATTATTTATAATCATTCTGATGATTCTTTGCGAGTATCTACAAACGGCTCGGAAGCCATGCGTATCGACAGCAATGGCCATCTAATTCTAAAGAAAAATCTTGTTTTAGAAAGCACAAGCGACGGCATTGATTTTAGTGGTGTAGGCTCAAGCGCACAAACCCTAGATTCGTACGAAGAGGGTACATACGAGCCAGAACTATATGGCGCATCAACTGGTACTGGATCACCTCTTCCCATAAGAGCAGCATATTCTGAGTTATCTTATACAAAAATCGGCAGACAAGTATTTGTTACTGGTAAAGTTGAAACCTTAGGGTCTCATTCTGCATCAGGCGCTTTGCAGATCACGCTTCCATTTGCGATTGCTAATCAAAATGATGCTGCTGGAAATAGCGTTGGACCGATTCTGATTTATAGGACAGGCAGCGGCGCACCATATGAAAATCCAGTACTTCTTGGCGTACAAGCCACTTCTTATGCTGTCTTCTATGAAAATACGTCTGGTGGAGATATTCAACCTATACTGGCTCAAAATATGGACACCGCTATAGAGTTTTTTATGAGCATTACTTACAACGCAGCTACTTAAATCACCCCAATTGGATCATTGGGTAGTCAGTCCAACAGCCACAAGGAGATAAACAATGGCACTAACAGAAGAAACAGTACAAGATAAGATCGAAATTGTAGGTAATTTCAAAATTCTTCAGATAAGAACTGCCACAGTCATCAAGCGCGATGGACAAGAAATAAGTCGCTCTTTTTCACGCCATGTAGTAAGCCCAGATATTAGTTCTGCTGATCTAGCTAACGAAAACGCAGAAGTGCAAGCTATCTGCAACGCGGTTCATACACAGGCAGTCAAAGACGCCTACGCTGCTCATTTAGCGGCTTTACAACCTGAGGCTCCAGTAGAGCCAGCTTCAGAATAATACAATGCAGCCGGGAATTCATTTTTTCAGTACTCCTGATTTAATGATCCTTGGCATGTTAATGATCGTTTTAATGGTGGTTTGGGGCCGGAAATGAACCAAGACAATCGCATATTATTTGATTGGTCGGCTCTAGGAATTACGGCTGGTGCGCTAATGGAAATATTACCAGCTATCTCAGCGGCGTTGTCTATTGTGTGGCTTTCGCTACGCATATATCAAACGCTCAAGGAGATGAAAGATGGACGGCGCGATTGATATACGGCTCATTGTTACTTTGTTAGGTGTCGCCGCTTCGATATTTGGTGGGGCAGCGGTTGCGAAAATGCGAATCAAGGATATGCAAGAACATATCTCTGAAATTCATGCTATTTTAAAGGCTAACGATAAACGTATCGATATTTTGGAAAACTACGCATCCTTGACCACTAGCAGGGTCGATATTTTGGCAAAACTCTCAAATCCAGAGAACCTTCGCCGCGACCATATCGCTATGGCGGAATTAACTAGCTCGGTTACTCAGTTACGCAAAGAGATGGACCACCAATTACACATTCATAACTCGAAGCATATACCAGTACCGAGCGAAAGGGTGGGAACATAATGGATTGGACGAAAATAGGAACGAGCCTAATTCCCCTGGTGCTTGGTGCATTATGGTGGGTTATAAGCTCTATTCAAGCCACAAACGCTCAATTAAGCCAATTGCAGGCTAACATGATGCAACTGATAGACCCTCAAGGACAAATCATTCCATCGCCAGGAAATGCTCTAGCTAGGCAAGCACTTCGAGAAGATTTGATGAAGAGTATCCACGACCTTCAAGTTAGGATTAAACTCCTAGAGGCAAGCCAGGAGAAATAAAATGCTATCAGCACTAATTGGTCCTGTAACCGGGCTTCTCGATAAATTCATCCCCGACCAAGATACCAAGGTAAAGCTTGCCCACGAAATAGCGACGATGGGTGAAAAACACGCTCAGGAAATAGCACTCCAACAAATTGAGGTTTTAAAGGCTGACGCAAAAGGCAACTGGTTTCAATCTTCGTGGCGTCCGTTAATTGGCTGGATATGCGGATTAGGTTTGGGCATAAATTACCTTGTCAGCCCTATTTGCGCCGGGTTTGGAATAGTTATTCCCCAGGCCGATATGTCTGTTATGATGCCGTTGCTTTTTGGTATGCTTGGATTGGCCGGAATGAGGTCATTCGATAAGGTTAAAAAGACGGAAACAAAGTGATGGCAAAGCAAAATGTCGGAGCGGTATGGAAACCCGAATACAAGCCTAAAAAGACGTCGATAGGCAATTCGGTTCATACTAAGCTAAATTCATCAAAGCGCGGTAAACGACGCAAGGCTTATAGAGGCCAGGGACGCTAGATATGCTTTTAAAGCGATTTTTAGAAGCCTGGGTTGCGTGTCTTACCATGATGGTAGAAGGCAACTATTTCGAACTAACCATCGACCATGCGCTAAAAGCATCGAAAACAGGTGCATTGTCAGCAATCGCGTTTTGCGTCGCTACAGCAGTATTCAAGGTTTATGATAAAGTCGTGATTGCAACGATTATGGGCGTATTGACGGCGCTTACTGATTACATGGTGCATCCAACGCATTTTGGTCCTGCATGGAGTGAGGCAGCGGCTACAGGTATGATAGCGGCGATCCTTTGCTACATAGCTGAGAGAGAAAAACGCCAATGATGGAACGATTACGCCAACTGCTAGAGCACGACGAAGGTTGTGTTTATTCCGTCTATCTCGATCATTTAGATAAGCCTACTTGTGGTATTGGCCATTTAATCGTTCCATTCGATGAGGAATTTGGATGGCCAGTAGGAGCGCCAGTATCGGAAGAGCGGGTTGCAGAGCTATTTAAAAAAGATGTGACGATAGCCATAAACGATGCAAAATGGTTGGTTCGAGACTTCGATGATTTGCCAGAAGATGCACAAGTAACAGTTGCATCGCTTTGTTTCCAACTCGGTCGATCACGCTACAGCAAATTCGTAAAACACCTAGCAGCTATAGAAGCGCGAAACTGGAAAGCGGCAGCCGATCAACTCAGGGATAGCAAATTATATAAACAAACCACAAACAGAACCGAACGACACGCTAAAAGACTTGAGGGCATTGATTAGCGCCAAGCACATAGGAACGGCGGGTGAGCATTTAACCTGTAGCGTCTTATTCGGATTCGGCTGGAGTCCATCGATCATCGACGCTGAAGGTATGGATATTGTCGCTGTTAAGAATCAAGACATTTTGCGGATACAGGTTAAATCGACACTAAAAACAAACGACAATTGGTCTTATCAGTGGCAAGTCAGCAAGAGCATACCTAAAAGACCATTGACCATCGAAGACTGCGATATAGTTGCTTGCGTCGCATTGGATATAAGAAAAATCGCCTTCTTCCATATTGAAAAAATCGACAAGCAAATAACCCGCCGATTATCCGTTTCAAAAATCAATGCTAATGACATCGAAACTCGAACCTGGGAAGAGGCGCTTTCTCTTACTAGCCTTCAATCGCCTTAAAACTGATCGTCGATTGGCGAATGGTTCTGGCTGGCTTTGCTGGCGTTACTTTCTCTGGCGTCGCTTTATAGCTTCGAGTTGGCCATTTTAAGCGATAACGTTGATTGCCGATTAAACCATAAGCGCTATCGTGCATCCCCATGAGATTCATCAGGATAGCTTGCGCTTCGTCGATTTCCGCTTCTGCAATCTTTTTGCGATCCGTAGCATCGACAAGCTGTTTTAACGCATCAGCATGAAGGCCAGTTTTAGGAATAAGCACTTCTGGCGCATCGGGTTTAGTTTGAGGATAGGCAATCACACCATCTTTAGGACCATCGAGCGGAAATACTTCTCCCGTCTCTAAGCGGTTATAAAAATCACCTAATCTAAACTTGATTTCGTTGATGATTTCTTCGTCCCTAGAATATACGGCGAGGCGTAGATCAATTCCTCGATACAGTGTCGCTACACAACCCCATGACCATCCAGTGCATAACAACTGAGCTTGTAATTGGATCGGACCTCTCCAGGGTGGTGGAAATACTTCTGGTGGGTAGCTAGTTAATTTAGCTTCGATCACGCCAGGACCATTGATAATCATTTGATCCGCGCCTTGAGGAAAAACAGCGACATCGCTTTTAATAGTGAGATTATCCGCATAAGCACTAGCATCGAGGCTTGCAGCTAAATCCAAACCATCAGCGAAAAAGGGCTTTGTGTGCAGCGTTTCTAAATCACGTACGCGAAGACGCTCCGCTGCTTTCTCTAAAATATGAGGTTCAAACGTATTTCCCCATTCAGCCGCTTCACCAGCTTGATATTCATCAGGAATACCGTCTCGATGATTGCGGATAGAGCGCAAAAGTCCGTTTGGTGTAGTGTAAGGGCTGCATCCAAAAAGGGATGGCATTTGAGACGCGCTAACTTGCGTATTGGGCGTAATCTTCCCGACCATAGAAATTCTCCCGTTTATGGTTCGAATAGTGTATATTAATTTTCTGTTGAGCGGGAGAAAAAAATGAAACCGGGCGGAGGGCGTCTTAAAGGCGCTCAATATGAACGGCAAATTGCTGGAATTCTGCATGATTTGATGGGTGTGACGTTTCGACGCGACCTAGAACAATATCGAACAGCAGAACGTGGCGATCTTATTGCAGATGATGAAGATTTTCCCTTTGTCATTGAGTGCAAAAGATACGGCTCTGGCTCTACAGCAAAGGCTTCTTGGTGGGATCAGGCTTGCATTGCAGCTAAAGCTCAAGCTAAGTGGCCAGCACTCGTTTATCGCTTCGACCGATGTGACACGCGAGTAAGGGTGCCTCTCGAAACATTGTTGACAAAATACGCTGGATCGGGAGCATGGATCGAGATGCCAATAGAAACTTTTGCAATTCTGGCATCAGAACTAATGGGAGAAAGCTAAATGGCTTTAATGTTAGACGAACCTCGCACTAGTGGGGGTGGCGATTTCTTGCCGATTATTACTTATGCAGCAACAACGGGAGAATGGTTAGCTCACAATTCCGAAAATGATGGGAGTGGATGGACTAGAAGCCGGGACGAAATCGATGTTCCTTGTAAGGTTGTTATGGACCTAGATGGCATCGAGGAAGGCTGGATTTTAATTGGTCAAGGCCATGTAGATATGGCTATGGCTAAACACGGCGAAGGTGTTCCTGATCGACCTAGTGCGGATCACAAAGCTGGTTTTCGAATTACGCTTGGAAACAAATCGCTAGGATTACGTCAATTCAGTCATACCGCGAAAACAGTTCGAGGCGCGATTAGTAAACTGCACGATCAAT